ACTCGCAAACTTCAATTGAAACACTCTCGTGTCTCTCAATCTGAACAACGCTTTTGTACTGGAACCGTCAAAAAGGCAATCTACAAATGTTGTCCTCCTGACCTCGCTGCTGAAGCAATCAATGGCTATCGCCGTTCTGCTACTAATCCGCTCGCTGGTGAAGAAGACTTTCTCAAGACTGACCTTCCCTATCACGACGTTCCAAGGGATTTCCACTATAAAAGAGCTCTTCGTGCCGTCGAAAAGATCTTTCGTCCAACGCGCCGTCTGAAACCAATTGCGTTTCCCGACCTCCGCTACTACCCCTGGACTTTAAGTGTCTCCGCCGAAGCTCCTTTTACCGAAAGTAGATATTGGCAAGAGTATGTGCGCCAAAAGGCTGCTGAAGGTGAAATATCTTCAGACCGAATGTCATTTCACAATTTGTACGATGAAATTTTTTATATCAATCGACAACTTGTTCACGACATCAAATACGGTCGCAAACCTTTCTGGACCCCCGCCGGTGAACCGATACCCTATCAGTTTACTTATTTACACTCTCGCTCTCACATGGTTCGATCCGACAAGCCCGACAAGATTCGTGCCGTCTTTGGAGTTCCCAAACTTCTACTGATGGTCGAAAATATGTTCGTCTGGAATATCCAGAAGGACTATCTAAACGGTCCGCTTGGTCGTTCTCCCCTCCTCTGGGGTTTCGAAACCATTCGTGGTGGATGGATGAAGCTGATCTCTCAGCTCAATTCCAAACCATTCAGTTCTATCATCTCCGCCGATTGGAGTGGCTTTGACCACAAAGCCCTGCATGAAGTAATGGATGATGTTCATGATATTTGGAGATCTTGGTTCGATTTCGATCAAGGTTATGAGCCCTCAATTAGCAACACCCACGACTATTCCGACACAAAATCTCGTGAAGAACAGATTACTCGTCTCTGGACTTGGATGTGCCATGCTGTCAAGCATACGCCTATCAAAGCCGAATCCGGAAACATGTATCAATGGAAATGGAATGGAATTGCCTCTGGCTTCCAACAAACCCAACTCCTTGACTCATTTGTCAACGCAATCTATCTTCTAACATGTCTCTCCTCCCTTGGAGTGAACATCGATTCGCCTTATTTACAGGCCTACTTTCAAGGTGACGATTCTATCGTTACTTTCGCTGAAAGAGTCGATTTCAAGACATTCCTCGAGAAATTAACCGAAGAAGCAAAGACTCGATTCAATGCCGATCTCTCTCCTGAGAAAACTACTCACGGTGACTGGTTCGATGCTATCGAAGTCCTATCTTACGGAAACAAGTCAGGTACCGCTACACGTGATCCTGCTGAGCTCCTAGCTCACCTCCTCTACCCCGAAAGGCCCCGCCGTCCCGGCGAACTCGCTGCCGCCGCAGCTGGTATCGCTCAGGCCGCCATGGGATGT